GACGGTTCTTCAGGTACATCAGGAAGTAATGGTACAGATGGAAGTTCTGGTACTTCAGGTTCTAATGGTACAGATGGTTCTTCAGGAACTTCAGGTTCTAATGGAACGGACGGTTCTTCAGGTTCTAACGGAACCAACGGTTCTTCAGGTTCTAACGGAACCAACGGTTCTTCAGGTTCTAATGGTACAAATGGTTCTTCAGGTTCTTCAGGTTCTAACGGAACAGATGGTTCTAGTGGAACATCATTCAAATGGAGAGAATATTATAATAGTGGTACAACTTATAATCTAAATGATGTAGTATCTTATAATGGAAGTTCTTATATTTCAATTTATGAAGGGCATGACAACCATATTCCAAGCTCTACACCTTCAAGATGGAGTGCAGTTGCATTAGCGGGTGTATCAGGAACTAATGGAACACATGGTACTTCAGGTTCTAACGGTGCACCTGGTTCCTCAGGTTCGAATGGAACTTCAGGGTCAAACGGAACAGATGGGTCTAGTGGTACTAATGGTACTGGATTTTCAACAATTACAAATGCAGGAAACAATAGAATTATAATTTCTGACGGAACAACAAATGCAGCATACGCGTCATCATCTTTAACATATAATGGAACAACATTATTACTAACAGGTAGTCAAATAGTTAGTGGTAATTTACAAGTTATTGGTAATTTAACCGCACAACAATATATTATTAGTTCATCATACATATATGTAACAGAATCATTTATAAGTGGTAGTACGATGTTTGGTAATACATTAGACGACACACATAAATTTACCGGTTCAGTTTATGTATCGGGTTCTTCACACGTTATTACAGGTTCGTTAACGGTATCTGGAAGTGTTTCAGCAACATCATTTTTTGAATTGTCAGATATTAGATATAAAGATATCATTTCAGTTAATCCAAATGTAGATTTATCAACATTAGATGTTATACAATTCACATTAAAAGGTGATAATCAAGTAAGATATGGTTATTCGGCTCAAAGTGTTAAAGAAGCTTGTTCTGACTTAGTCGTTGGTGATTTACCAATGAGTGTCAACTATAATGACGTCCATACTCTGAAAATACACCAATTGGAAAATAAAATAAAACAATTAGAAAATAAATTAGAGTCATTTTATGTCATTATCATGGACAGGGATAACCAAAAATAAAATATTAACTGATAGTGATATTAATAGAGCCGCTCAAGATGGTTTTTTAACATCAAAAATAACAATTCCAACAACAGATAAAGGGGTTACTAAAAGTCGTGCGCTACAATATATTAATATCAACCCCCTACATGTTCCATATAGTGGAAAATCGGCCAATCAATTAATTACTAAAGATGACATTAGAAAAGGTTGTGACGAATGCACATCATATGATATCGTTATTAATCAAAGTGATTTAAATGTCATATCAGGTGAAACCGATAATAAAATTTATTTATATTATTATCCTTGTGGAACTTATAGTGGTAATACATCATATCTAACTTTTTCATATCCAGGAACATATAAAAATTATATTTGTGCTCAAAGTTGTGCCGTTACAGAACCATATTTATTTTCAAGTTTTGATGGAGGTATTACATTAACAAATTCAAGTTATGTTGAATTAGCTGGAAATTGTGCATTAACAACATATAGAAGTATTTCTTGTAGTGGTTCTACAGTTTATAATGTCGCATCTGAAGGATTTAATCACCCAACTACACAATTTGATTTAGGACAAACTTATGGTAATGTAGATATTACGATTACAATTACAGGAAATACAAACACAAACAACGAAATATTCATTGGTAATAAAGCTGAGGGATATGGAACAACATATTCATTTGGAACAGGTGCTCAAAGCATTTCAGATACAATAGGGTATATTAGTAGTACAAATAAAACAATATTAGATATTATTGTTTATTCAACAACTACAGGTGGTACATTTACACCATATAATGTAACATTTACAACTAGTTGTCCAACATCAATATCATGTTCAACAAATTCAATTTCAACAACATATGTAAGTGGAACAACAATTAATGTAACTAGAACTGGATACATTAAATATGATAATATAAGTGGAACACAATTTGTAAATCTACCATCGTTAGGACAATTTATTATCGCCGATTGTATATTAATAGATACTTTAGCGAGTGGTATTCCATTAGCAAATACAGCAACATTTAATAGTGTTGTTACAGGAACTACTTGTGGTCAGAGTAGTAATATACCTAATTGTGTTACTATGACATTCATTGCAAATCAAGGATTTAGTGCCACAGCATATTGGCTTGATTGTAATGGAATCCAAAAGACAAGGTTCATAACGGCAGGAGAAACATTCACAACATGTGGTTTACAAGGTAGTGGAACGGGTATACCAGTATACAGTGGATCCGCATGTTAAAATTAAAATAAAATGAGTTATACAACAATTTCAGATATTAATGTAAGTTCCAATTTTGGTGTGGTAAATAAAGTTGTTTGGTTTAATGTTTCAGATATTTATGGTATTTTTAATGTGAACTTCTTTATTACACCAAATCAATCAAAAGATGTTAATATCACGATATTTAATAAAGACACAAAAGAAACAATATTTAGTAAAAAATATTTAAAATCTACTAATACAACACAAATAAATGAAATCGTTCAAATTACCCATATACCAGGTTTAAGATCTAACATATATGGTATTAAAAATAATTAAAAAATATGAGTAGTTCTTTCAGTGTAGATTGTCCTTTATCTCTTAATGTTTCCACACCTACAGTTGACGAATGCGGTGTGACTAAAAACGTCTCATGGAGTGGTGCTGGTACAATTACAGGAACAACATTTTTTTTAAAATATTCACAATTACATAATTTAAAACCAGTATTAATAACTTTAAAACCTACTGAACGAAAAGATATTAAATTTAATTTTACACCAGTTTCAAATAACGGATCAACGATAACGGTTTATTTGTATCAATATGTAAATAAAATTTACACACTTGTAAATCAATTTAATTTAGATACATTATCATCCGCAAAAACATTTTACCATCAATTAGTATTAGATTCAACAGATGACATAACACTTTATTTAACAGAAAATATATCTGGTGGAACAAGTGGTAATTTTAACACATACCTTGATTGTGACCCATTATACACATCAATTAATGTGTGTACAGGATTTACAAATAACTCTCAATATTGTACAACTTGTCCTACTTTTGGTTTTATATATAGAGATAAAAATACAGGTTCAGAATCTGGTAATATTTTAAATTTAAACACTTCAGATTATAACTCCTACTTGGTAGGTCCTTGGTATACTGATATAAATTTAACAACTGAATTACCAAATAACACAGTTATTACTTTTAATTACGGCAGCCTATCAAATAGGAATAGTTACATATATAATACATCAACACATTCATTTTCAATATCTGGTTCATGTACATCACAAGTTTATGGATGTTCAAATAGTCCAATAACATTACAAAGTACATTATCCGATTATACTCAAACAAGTCCTTATTTACCAAATACACCGAATATAAACTTAAGTGGTTTAAAATATTCAGTGAAAACTGCAACTTTTACTTTAAATAATTTAAATCAAGTAGTACCAATTACAATTACATGTACTGATGGAGCAGAAGAAGTTTCAGTTATAATTACTGATGGAATTAATGGTAATCAAATAGGTAAAGTATCATATTCAGAACAAAATTCATTATCAGTAAATAATGTACCTAATTTTCTTAGTAGTACCGCATATTCTTTAATTAAAGTAAGATATTATAATCCCAAAACAGGATTTTTTAATTTCTTTGGTTCAGGTAGTTGGACAACTACTAAAACAATATATGTAGTTTCACAAAGTGGTATGGTTGGTGTAAGAGTTGCTGTAGGACAAAAAAAATCATATAATACTAATACAACAGTAAATACAAATATAACAGTGGGTTGTGGTAGTCAGGTTTATGGTTATGAAATGGGCGTTCATCCATATTCATCTTATGACGCTTATTATAATCCACAAGTTATAACAAAAATATTTTCTACATTACCAATTTCGTCATGGAGTGGTTCCACTGATAACTACACAAAAAATGGTAATTATATTTTTCATGAACCAACATTAATGACTCCAGCATTACCATATTTTTATGGAGATAGTATTAGGTCAGGTAATACCGGTAATGTTTACCAAGTTGGTAATTTAATAAAAAGAGAATATGGTACAATAAATTATTATCAAATAACTCAACATATATTAGACACACCAAGTATACATAGTGTAGCTTGGGGTCCATATGATTGGACAAATTCTAATGGAACTGGATCTACAGATAATCGTCCATTCATTTATAATGACGGAACAAATTATGTACCGGCGAATGTATACCCAACTATGACTAAGGTTGGTACACTACATAAAATAATATCAAATACCTCTTTATTAGTGCCATCCGTATATTCATATGAGTTAGGTTGGAGCACAGGTACAACTGCAGAATATTATGCAAGTAATAATACTTTTACTAAATATGATTTTGGAAATAAACAACACATACCAATAACAGGATTTGAACATATGGTTTCACATATGACAAAAGGATATGTATCAGGCAGTGATATTTTAAATAAGAATACATATAATGATCAAGATAAAGCTGGTATTTGGGTTTTTGGTGCTGGATTAACTGCCGCAGGATTTGAAGCCCTCTTGTTAGCTGGTGCTTTTGGTGCATTAACACAAACAGCGGCCGCAGCTACTGCTTTTGATGTTTTAGTTCTTACTGATACGGCAATTCTTAACGTTGCCGGTGGATTAACCGCCGCTGGAATTTTTGCGGTGATAGCTGCGGTAGTAGTTATAGCTGCTGTGGTTTATCTTATCTTCAATCCCACTACTGAAGATATAATAGAATTACCAAAATATTTCAGAAAAAGATTTTCAAATAAAGCCTATCTAAATGCGACAAATTCAATTATTGCAACAAATGCATTATTAACATCATTTGCACCAGGGTATTATTGTGACGGAGCGTATTTGTATTATATCCCAAGTGATACAACTACAGGTATTCCAACAACTAAAAAATTATCATACTCATATAATAATGGAGTTTCAAATAATTCTGTTGATGTACTTACAGGTTCGCAAGAGAATATAAACGATGTATATAAATTATTTTTCTTATCATATGTTGCAGGTTCACCAACAACATATACCACAACCCCAACAAGATATTTTAATTCAGCGATAACAAGTACTGTTACACAATCGACCAGTATTATTGGTGAATTAAGTAACCCACTTCCTATTGTCCATAGTTTACCCGCAGGGTTTATATCATCAACAGTTTCACAAGCTGACGCCGACTATGAAGCCATTGCCTATATAAGTAAGGTAACTGGAAATACAATAAGTGGTGCAACTATTAGTAGTCAAAGAAAACCTGGTGTTACTGACGTACAATTATATTTTACACACGAATTAAAAGTTGAAACAAATCCAAATTCGTTTGTTATATTTTACGATAATTCAGATACGTTAGGTATTACTGTTAATAAGAAATTATATCATGACGATAAAGGTAAGTTATCCGCATTGAATGGTTATTACAGAGATAAAAGTAGTACAAATTACAAATTTTATTATTTACAAAATGGAACTGTCACAGATATCTATACAGGAGTAACAACAACATTAACGTCACAAGTTTATGGTACTACACCAACATTATCAAATACGTTTACAGATTATACAAGTGGATGGTTTATAAACTCTTACCATCCAGAAGATTTATCGTTGTCTTTTTCATATGATCCAGATGGTTTAATTTCAAATTGGAATACTGATAGTTTCTATTCTGGTGCAACAATTGTAAGAGGTTTTATTAGTGATTTTACAACATACGATACATTCTATAACTATAATAATAATTTAACAGGTACAACATATACTGAAGCAAATGAAGGTCTTTATAGACAAGTGTATTCATTTGATAGTCCGATATTTAATTACAATAAAGCACATAATTTATTAATCAATTCACAAGAAATCTGTACGATAGGTAACAATAATGGTGTAAATTTTTATATTACAGATACTAATGGAAATATCTCACCATCATACGTTGGAGCCACTTTTAATGTAAATATATATGGAAATGGTTATTTAATTACTGGTGCAACCGTAACAATCGGACCTAATGATTATCAAACATTTGTACCATTAAGTTCTATATCAAATAGTGGAAATACTGTCACAGGGATTACTTATACAACAAATTTAACAACATTAACATATAATAAAACATCATTTAGTGGGGGAACATTTACCGCAAGTACAGGTGTTACAGTATGTAGTTACTACTATAATGCCTCTTATACTGTTAATTCAATTGGTTATATTGAATATATGGCATGGAACGCAGGTGGAGATGTAAAAGTTTATCAAAACATTACAACAACCGGTGTTTATATATTAACAACACCTCATCAATATGGGTCGTTCAAGAGTTCACAATCTTTAAGTTACACACCAAGTGCAAATATTACAATTACAAATGTAGGTACATGTTATATACCACCAAGTCCAACTCCTACACCAACTAATACTGTAACACCAACTAATACCCCAACTAACACACCTACCCCAACTGTAAACTGTTCATTCGGTATTGACATTGTAGTGTTAAGCCCAACTCCTACTCCAACCCTTACTGTTACACCAACTAATACTGTAACCCCTACTGTTACACCAACCAATACACCTACACCAACAGTAAACTGTTCATTCGGTATTAGTGTCGTTGTGTTATCACCAACTCCTACACCAACTACCACAACAACTCCAACTAACACACCAACACCGACTAATACACCTACGCCGACCAATACACCAACCAATACTCCAACAAATACACCGACCAATACGCCGACCCCAACTCAAACTCCGACCAATACCCCAACAAATACACCAACACCAACAACTACACCAACACCAACAGTAAACTGTTCATTCGGAGTAAGTGTTGTAGTATTAAGCCCAACTCCTACACCAACTGTTACATCGACCTCTACTATCACACCAACACCTACAAATACACCAACCAATACTAATACTCCAACCAATACACCAACCCCAACCAATACACCAACCAAAACTCCAACTAACACACCTACTAATACACCAACTAATACACCAACACCTACTAATACATCCACAAATACCCCAACTCCAACAACTACACCAACCCCAACTGTAAACTGTTCATTCGGAGTAAGTGTTGTTGTGTTATCACCAACCCCAACCCCAACTCCAACACCTACAAAGACTAGTATTCCAACCCCCACTCCTACAAATACTAATACTCCAACTAACACACCTACACCTACTAACACATCTACACCTACCAATACACCAACTAACACACCTACGCCAACAAATACTGTTACTCCTACAAACACCGCTACACCGACTAAAACACCAACAGGAACACCAACTCCAACACCATCATTACCAGCTCTTACATTATCGGTAGGGTCTTACACACCACAATCTTGTTTTAATCTTAATGATGGACAATTTACATTGAGTGCTAGTGGTGGTAATGGAGCATCTTATGAGTATTCTAAAGATGGTACAACATATCAAGCTAGTGCAACGTTTACTGGATTGGCGGGAACAACATATACAGGCTATGTTAGAAATACAAATAGAACGGGAACAGTTACTTCAGTATCGGTAACATCATTAGCACGTTCAGCACCAAATGCACCTATGACTATTACAAATGTAACTTGTAATGGTGGTAACGGTTCAATTGCGGTTAGTGCTGGTTACGGTGGTTCAGGTTCGGGATACAGTGGATCAACTGATAATTCAACGTATGTCCAAATACCATATACATTTGTTAAAACGGCAGGTTCATATACAATTTATATAAAAGACAGTTCAAACTGTGTACAATCATATAGTCAAACAATAACACAACCAACAGCTGTTACATCAAGTATATCGTCTTATACTGATCCAACATGTTATGGTTCATCTGATGGTTCTGTAACCGCAACTGCAGGTGGAGGTGTATCACCATATACATATTCACTTAATGGTGGAACTTACCAAGCAAGTGCAACATTTAGTAGTTTAGCTAATGGAACATATAGTATTACGGTTAAAGATACTAATGGTTGTACCACAACATCATCAACAAGAACATTTGCAACAACTGCACCAAATGCAACAATAACGGTTACAAATGTAAGTTGTAATGGTGGAGCTGACGGACAAATTGCAGTAACATCTGGTACGGGTGGTGCTCAAGTTGGTGGATATAGTGCTTCAACAGACAACGTAACTTGGACTGTATTACCAAAAACATTCTATAGTTTATCTGCCGGTTCTACGACTATTTACGTTAGAGATAGTAATGGATGTGTACAATCATATCCACAAACTATAACTCAACCAACAGCTCAAGTATGTACTATTTCAGTATATGCTTACGACAGTGGAATTGGTGATGGTCAAATTGCGGTGGTTGTTTCAGGTGGTTCAGGAACTAAAACACTAAAATTGTATGAAGATACGTCAGCACCATATACTGACTACTCAGTAGATAGTTTGATACAAAGTGGCACTTCTGTTGCTAATAATACAACATACTATTTTACAAATGTACCTTGTACTGGTAACAAATATTGGGTTCAATGTATTGACGCAAATGGTTGTGTAATACATTCTAGTTCATCTGTTATGGTTTGTGGTTATTTTAATACAGTTGCACAATTTAAAACAGGAAATACTTTAACATGTACACCTCAAACACCATACAGTAGAATTTTCTTAAATGGTTATGACATGACTCTATTCAATGCAAATGGTGGTATGTTAGCTTCAGGAATGGTAATTTACACAGATAGTAGTGGAACAGTTTATCCATATAATACAATTTTTGATAGTCTTTCATTAACAATATGGAATGTATCATCAGGAATAGTAGGAACAGCTAAATCTTTATGTTAAAAATTGTTAAAAATAAGATATTTATAATAAAAGAAATTAAAATTTAAAAAAATGCCAGCAGGACCAATAATCGGAACATCCCAAGTTACATTACAATTAACAGGGACGTCATCAGTACCAAATAACTTTACTATTGATATCTATAGTTGGGATGTACCAACTGATGCTGCAGTATTTAGTAGAACGTACGCTACAGGTGTAACAAGAACTACAACATCAGTAATAAATGGAGGAGCATTAACAGTATCACCTTATTATGAAGTTACGGGTATTACTGGTGTAGATAACTATATCAAATTAACTAGTACCACAACATGTACTACAACTGCAACACAAGATATCACAAGTGCAGCATTAACGGTATACACTCCTAATTCAGGAACATTAAGTGAGTATTTTTCTGCACCTGGTAATTATAATAGTTTTAGTGTCACAGGTATTCCGCCAGGACCAGGACACATACTTGGAAGTTACCAAATTTTAGATCTTACGACTTTATCATATTTAACCGCAGCCGATTTTTCGGTGCAACATCGCACTAGTGTATATGCATCTGGAGGATCAACAGTAACTGGAGCATATCAATACGGGCCATTTGGTAGTTTCTCAGTCGTGAAAACAGGAAAAGTATATTCAATATTCGGTGTTGCAAATACTTCGTTAGTTCCAGAAAATAATGGAGTAATTCACAGTGTCTTTAGATTGACATATGACCCTACAGGTTATTATACCGATTTTAACTTTTATTATATTCCTGATAGTGTTTAATCTATCTCTTTATTTACATTAAATTAATCTTTATATTACCTAAAACCTAATAAAGATATTTATAGGTGTAAATAATTTATATGTCAACTTTTTTTGGAACACTTACTGGGTTCACGATTCCATATACGAATATATCGTCAGATACACTAACACCAAACAGTGGATTAGATTATTTAAATGACTATGAATATAATCCAGCAACGGGATACACCACAACAGGGTTTACCTATTTAGGTATTGGAGGTAGTAAGTTATCCGAATTAAAAAAATACGGAGCCACAGGGTATACACAAACATTAACAAGTGGATCAATATCAGGAGGAACAACTTGGACGGGTTATACATTTAATTATACACACAATACAACTGGTTCCACAAGTTTACAATATAGAGATTATTCTGACGGGTACACCATGATTACAGGTAGTACTACGGGGTTTACCAAGGAGGAAGTGATTAACTATACCCTAACAAGAAACGAACATTTCTTGGGGTTTGTGGAACAACCAACCGTTTATTCGGACATTTTTGTGGAACGAGGTAAATTGGGAGTTATGGAAAGGAACTTCAGGTTAAGTGAAATTGATAGTATGGGTGAATTGAGTATATATGGAAATGGGTATTTTAAAGTTAGAAAACAATAAGATTTATATTTATTAATAAAAGAAAATGGCAGTAGGATCATATGGTATTGTAAGACCCGCAGATGTATCACCAGCAGACGTAGAGATATTATATCATTACGTTTCAAGTAGAACTGCGAACGTTACACCAACATTAACAAAATTAGATTCCACAGCAATATTAACGCCGGTGTTTCATAATGAAACGACAGGTGGTGTTGCAAATAAAGAAATTTTAGGTGGTTTATATAATCTGAAATTACAATCGGGTCAATTTTCAGAATTAGGAATTTACACATTACATTTACGTCCTAAACAAGTTAGGACAAATATTATGGATTGTGGAGTTTTAGCGTCACTTCCATCAGTTAGAGGTTTAGTCATTGACATTGGTAATGTACCGGTTGACGACCAAGGTAAGTTTACACCACAAGGTTTAGTTGGTTATAGAATTGAATATATTAATAAGACCAATTACCAAAAAGTTCCAAACTTTTATAGATTGGTAACTTCATCTTTTTATTGTGTACCAACTACTGCAAATTTATCAAACTCAACAGATAAGGCGATTAGGTATCAATATACCGATTCCCAATCTAACTTTATATTTTTAACAGTAACACCAAGTTCATCACCATCAAGTAGACCAAATGTGGTTCCATTTATCGGTGAACCAGGTCAAACTATTATTTTAACAAATACATTCTTCAACCCAACAACGGTTGAAATTGAAATGGTTGAACATGACGCATCAACATTGGCACACGCACTTTACGGTGACCAAACTAAGGCAATTGCTCCAGGTATTTACACTATCTACGATAAGGATAAGAATATCTATAAACAATACAATCTTTATGAAATTAAAGACCAATTTAACGAGACATTATATGAAGTTCGTGAAGAAAGAACAAGTATTGATGAAACATTAAATTTAGATAACATAACAGGATAATGGCTAAAGTAAGATATAAAGTTCCAAGTGAAGCTGCTAGTGGTGTAGAAACATTTAGTGATAAATTAGTCGGCACACAGATTACTGATGGTACTAGTCAACTGACTAATACGAACTTTGATATTAATAGAGTCATTCCTGAAAAAGATAGTAAGGATTTTAAATCACAACCTTTTTCTGATTTCTTAACATTGAAAGATTTAAAGGAAGAATTAAGTGCCGCAACCACACAAAATGGTAGAGCAAAGAAAAAAGAAAAAATTAAATTTAAAGGTGGAATTAATGATGCTGGTAAATCTTTATATGGTTCATTAAAACAAAGATTACAAGTATCAATATCAGATATTATTACAAACTTTCCTGCCGCAATATTAGTTGATAAAGATAGTCCCATTAAAAGTGTTGACGTCACATTATCAGGAATTACTTATAGTGAAAGTGCAAAGACAAGTGAATTTTATATTCAGAAATCAATTTTATTTAATCCGTTTGACATTACACTTATTAAACCATTAAGTAATACTTTACCAACAACTGATAACACAATAAGAAATTTTTATTCTTCATATACAAAATATGTTTTAGTTTATAATAATCTAACATATGATATTGTTTCATATACCGAACCTAACGCATTAAATTTAATTAAATTAAAAGTTAAAGGAAAACCATTCACAGGTTCAACAATAAACGATAGTGTTTTAATAAGACCAAATGATGGAATTACCGAAGAATTTTTTAGTGGGTTAGATGAATTAGAAACTCTTTTATTAAATAGAGAAACTAATCCAAAATATCAAGCAAGTTTTAAAGTACCAAAAGATAGTTTAGATGAAACTAAAACTGAAATCGTTAATGTATATGTTAATTGGCCAACAACAAAAGATGGTTGGAATTTACAAATTGTTGGTATTGATTATGCAGATTACATTAGTCAATTAAGTAGTTTAGGTGATGAGATTGATGATTACAAATCTAACTTAATTGTAAGATTTTTAACCGCACCACAATTATTTGAATTTGATACGGACGACCAAAAAGCACAATCAATATTTCAATTATATGGTCAGTCATTTGATAGAGTAAAAAAATATATAGACAATATTGCTTACATGCGTAATGTAAGTTATGATGGAATAAATAATGTTCCCGATGTGTTATTGAAAAATCTTTCACAAACATTAGGACTAACAACCACTAATCTATTTGATGAAAAAACATTAGAGGATACAGTATATACTAGACAAAATAGTGTATTTGATGGTTTATTAGTTGGTAAGACATTAATAGAGGCAGAGTATGAATTTTATAGAAGATTATTAGTTAACCTTACTCATCTTTATAAATCTAAAGGAACTAGAGTATCTATAGAATTTTTCTTAAAATTCTTAGGTGCACCCGAACCAATGATTAAAATTGAGGAACACATATACAATGTAACAAAATTACCAAACAATCCTAATTTAGAAACCGATTTATATGATGTAATTCAAGGAACAAAAGTTGATACTTTAGTAACAGGATTCACATCAACAGTAGTCACCTACAATAAAATTGGCGGAGGAACTCAAACAGGGTATACACTTGCAACTGGTTCAGTTACAAGTTCATCAACATTAAGTAGAGATGAATACCCAATTGATGAAAATGGATTACCAAGAAAAACAACAAATTTATCTTCAGATATATTTTTCCAAAAAGGTTCAGGATGGAATGATTTAACTTTAGAACATAGGTCTAGTACAATTATTGATACGGATTTATCTAGTGGTTCATTTGTTAATGGAGTTTTTCAATTAACTGGTAGAACTAAAACCATTAAAACAAAATCAAAAGATTATACATACGGAGAAGAATATTTTGATAATTTTAGAACACTACCAGGATTAGACTATGGGTTTAACATTGAAGGTTCAATTGACAATAAAAAGGCATCCGTTGTTACTGACGATGACTCATCTAAATTAATTCTTAATAGAAAAAATATCAACATATATCTATCACCGTCACAAACTATTGATTATGACGTTTATAGAAGATCAAGAAATAATAGTAAAACATTTGGTAATTTAACACCTCAAACAGGAGTAACATTTGATGAGTTTTTAATGTCCTCTTTAGGTAAAGTAATAACAAATTCAAATAGTATTAAATTTAGTAAATCATACAGTGGATTAACAAATGTTTTTTATGATTACACTACTAACACTGGATTTACCCCATATAACTTTACATCGGTTAATGAATTTATAAACAAAATGAGTCCGTCATGGTTAAAAGTTGTAGAACAATTTGTTCCATCGACTACATTATGGACAGGTGGAAACTTAATTGGAAATAACATTTTTAATAGATGTAAATACGATTATAGAAAACCAAGATATGGTGTTCCTGTGGTTAGCACAACTTATGATAGTGTAACATTTAATTGTGAAGAAATAGAATAATAATATAAATATTTATAACATATGAGCTTTTTAAAAACAGAATATTCAGCAACGGTTGCGGCAAGATTAACACAAAAGGGTAGAAACTCTATTGCAAAAGGTAATTTTGTTGTGAGTTATTTTGCTGTGGGAGATTCTGAATACAATTATAGTGGAACGACAAATCAAAATATATTAGCACCGTTTGATAAAGATAGTCAAATGAAATATCCATTTTGGTATACAAGTGGAAGTACATTTTTTGGAATACCGGTTGACGGTTCAAATACCACAATATGTAAGAATTTAGTTACTGCAAATAGTGATTGGACATTGAGTACAGTTTGGGATAAAAATCCAATAGGATTGGCAAATTCATATACAACTAATGCATACGTAGGTGTTAAAAATTTATTAGGTTATTCATCATCTTCGGGACAAACATATAATACAGGTACAACAATATATGACACCACAGGGACTGCAGTGACCATTTCACCTGAAGAACAAAAAGCAATTGCAATATTACATTACACACAGAGCGGAACCACTGGAGACCCTTACAGGTTTTTTAAATATGATGATTATATCTGTATTGATAATACAACAGGACAGACATCATTTAATGTAACATTGTCTTCAATTATGTATCATAGGTCATCATCAGCAACGTCAGGTGCCACATTTACAATGGGAACCGTAGATAAAAAAATGATATCTAATTACAACTCAAGATATGAATTACCGTACAGAGATTTAGTGGACTCACAATCTAATAGAGTTGGTAAAATATTTCATAACCAAAAACTTGTGGTATTTGATGATGAGGAAATTGTTGCTGCGTTAGATACATCATCATCAAGATTTTATACATTAACAGCACCAAAGGTTGATGTGATTGTTACAAGTAACAGTCCAATTACAAGTTTAACAACAGGTAAAACAATGTGGGTTACATATAAATTTAGTGGTGGTACAGTATCTGACGACTTACCATGTAATTATTTTATGAAAGTTACGGGATCAACTAACGATGAGAATGTCACGGTTAAATTTAACAGCGGTGAATTTAAACATTTAAATAATGGTTATACTGCGACTCAATTTCATATATTATATCAATTAACGGATAATGGAGTTCAACCAATATCAAATGCGTGGAAAATTAGGGATTATACTAGTGAGTTAAGTTCAATAAATGATTTAAAAAATGGATTCACATTTACAATTAATCAAACTAAATTCGCGGACACAACAACATATTCATCAAGTTTGTCTTCATTTGGGGTAGACAGAGCATTATCTGGTGGAACTATTACAGGCACGGTTGCATTGGTAAGGGCAAGTGATATTGAAGAAATGGTTTTTAATTTAAACCTACCCGATGGTAAATTCACAACATCCCAAAACCCAACATTTACAGGTACATCTAAAATAACAGAAGTGGCTTTACTTAATTCCAATAAAGAAACATTAGCAATGGGTAAATTATCGTCACCAGTAACAAGAAGTGGTAGTCAGGTAGTTCAAGTTAAAATTGATTTCTAACGATTTACATTTATTTTAATTTACATTATATTAGAATTATGAGTATAGATGTAAAATTTAAAAACAAACCAAAAATTCTTGGTTTAGATATTTCAACAAAGACCATCGGTTTTGCTTTGTTTGATATTTCAGGTTCTAAATTATTAGAACTAACACATTTTTCCCCAAAAATAAAACCACAACCTGAAGATAAGTTGGAAGAACTTATGATGAAGGCTAATACATTTCAAAGACATTTGGAAGGATATAAAGATATGGGTATTACTCGTGTCATCATTGAGGAACCATTATTAAACTCAAATAACGTTTATACGGTAGGAACACTATTGAGATACAACACAATGATATGTAAATTGATTTATGATATTTTTGAGATTGTCCCAACATTCATCTCAACGTATAATGCAAGAAAATATGCATTTCCTGATTTGGTAGGACCAAATGATAAAGGACGTAATGTTTTATTTGGTGGTTATCCTAAAGACATTGATAAGAAACAAGTTATTTGGGATCATGTTAATGATGTGTGTCCTGATGTTCAATGGTTATATGATAAGAATGGTAAATTGAAAAAAGAAAATTTTGATATGAGTGATGCTGCAACCGCAGTTATTGGGCACTTCAATATGATAAAACAATTGGATAAATAATATTTGGCAACTTAGATTTTATATTACGATTTATCAATAATATATTTAATAATAGGACGGGACAAGGGTTAAAAGCCTTGTTTGGTTGGTAGGAGGTCAGCGTGGTGTCTGGCCTCCATTTTTTTTTATGATATTTTTTTGTTATAATATACAACATGAACACCCAAGAAGTAGATTATTCCGCTGTATTTGAAATTTTGGAAGACATATTTGGTGACTATAAAAATCATAACGATTACAGATATCAAGTGTCTTTTGATTGTCCTGTGTGTTCTCACGAAATTAAAGGGTTAGAAAAAGGTGATGGTAAAGGAAACTTGGAAATCAATTACAAATATGGTGTTTATAAATGTTGGGTATGTGCTGAATCTCACGAAACACACGGTTCAATATATAAGTTAATTAAAAAGTTCGGTAATCCTAAACAACTTAAAAAATATATTTTATTAAAACCAGAAGAAGATGAGGATGGTAATAAAAAAGAATATAAACCAGTTAGATTACCAAAAGAATTTATTCCATTTAAAGATGCGAGTTTTGGAATGAAATTAACACCAGGATATAAGCAGGCGTACAATTATATTAAAAGTAGAAATATTACAGATTTGATGTTACAACTTTATAATATTGGATTTTGTGCAACAGGTGTATATGAAAATAGAATTATCATTCCTTCATATGATGAAAATAGAAGATTAAATTATTTTATTGCTCGTTCCTTTTTAAATAAAACGAAGAGAAAATATATGAACCCCGTGGTACAAAAAGAAATTATTATTTTTAATGAAAGTTTAATTAATTGGGACGAACCTGTTTATGTAGTTGAAGGTGCGTTCGATAGTATTTTTATTCCAAATGCAATCCCAATGTTAGGGAAGTTTATGGGTGAACATTTATTTAAAAAACTATATGATAATGCAAAAAAAATTATTATAGTACTTGACCCTGACGCCTATAATGACCAAGAGAGATTATATCATAGATTGAATTGTGGTAAATTAATGGGAAAAGTATGGAGTATTAAATTAGAAGGGGATAAAGACATTGCTGATTTACAAGGAAACTTAAGTGAATATAAAATGAAACAAATAGAGTAACATGAATTTAAAAGACATCTCATTAGAGATAAACGATTTATTAGAAAAGAGAAGACAAGAATTAGAATTAACATTCATAGAAGAAGAACACATTTACTATATGAAAGATGTTGATGGTGAAATTAAAAAGAACTTTCCATCCGTATCTAAAGTAGTTAAGAAATTTCACAAACCATTTGATGCTGATGGTATGGCACTTAAAATGTCAAAAGGAGACCCTGAAGGACAATCACAATTACTTGCCGAATGGAAAGAGGCTGGCGACTTATCAACCAATATGGGAAGTAGAGTTCACTTTGAATTGGAGAAAGATTTAATTGGTCGTTTTGGTAATTACAAAGAAGTTAGACAACCGATATTTGAAATTAATGAGGAACAACAACGCAAAAGTGATGCAATGATTAAAGCGGGAAAAGATTTTCTTAATTTAATGTTAGAACGAGGAGGGGTATTATTAGATACTGAGATTGTATTAGGAGACCCAACAGAACAATACACGGGTCAACCCGATAAGTGTTGGTTGATGCAAAATAAAACAAAAGATGATTTTGGATTTGTAATAACAGATTGGAAAAGTAATAAGCCAAAGAACTTTGAGGTACATCACTACACTGGTAGATTATATCCACCATTTAATAATTTTCATGATAATGCCTTAGGTCATTATTATTTACAATTACCATTATATGGTCGATTGTTGCGTAAGATGTTAGAAGGAACAAAATATTCCGATACTAAATTATTAGGTGGAGTTATAGTTCTTTTAAAAGAAGACGGAACATTTACCGAATATAAAGTTCCACCACAAATAACAAATGCAATCCTTACAATGGATTTATCAAAATATATTTCAAGATGGTCAAAAAAATAATACACATTGCCGACTTACATATTCGTACAATTCAAATGCACGATTTATATAGAGAACAATTTGAAACATTAATTGATGAGATACGAGAACATAATATTGTGTGGCATCAAGAAGGTATTGAATATGAAGAAATTCGTATCGTTGTTGCAGGGGACCTGGCACATCAGAAAATAAATATTTCTAATGAACAGTTATTATTAACAAGTTGGTTTTTAAAAGAGTTATCCAAATACGGTAAAGTTGTTATCATACCGGGTAATCACGATTTCTTAGAGAATAACACACAACGATTAGATAGTATTACACCAGTGGTTCAATTATTAGATGACCCAACTATTGTTTATTATAAAGATAGTGGTGATTATATAGATGAAAACATTCAATGGGTTGTTTATTCATTATATCAACATAACGCTCGACCTGAATTTACAAAAGATGAAACTAAATTAACTATCGGATTATTTCACGGACCTATTATGGGACTATCAACTGACTTAGGTTATGAGTTTGAGGACGCCTATGATCAATTAAACTTTGTTGATTTAGATTTATTGTTATGTGGGGATATACATAAGAGACAACAATTTACACTACCAAATGGAGGTCATGCAATTATGGTTGGTAGTCTTATACAACAAAATTTTGGTGAGACAGTTAAACATCATGGATATGGAATATACGATGTTGAAACAAATGAATATACATTTCATGATTTACCAAATGAACAACCGTTCCTACATTTTAGAATAAACGATATCAAAGATATAGAAAATGAAACCGAAGAGCACGTTAATCTTGGATAATGAGTTTATTCAGTATTGTGAATTAAACAAAATAGTCAACATAGATAAGTTAGCACAGGAAACCTTTAGTAGAGGGTTTTCTTTGTTAAAGTATGGTGAGACACCAACTGGTAATAGAACTAAAGAAATAGTTGAGATTACAAAAGAGGTTATAAAAGAAGTTGTTGTTGAGGTTGAAAAGATTGTTGAGGTTCCCGTTGAAGTCATTAGGGAGGTTATTAAAGAAATAACAATTGAAGTACCAATAGAGGTTATTAAAGAGGTTATTGTTGAAAAGAAAGGTAAGAGTAAGACAATAACTAAAGAAGTGATTAAAGAAGTTCCTGTTGAAAAAATTGTAGAAGTTATTAGAGAAGTTACAAATAACGAAGAGATTGAAAAGTTGATGAAAGAGAATGAAAAATTAAAATCTGATTTAGATAAAATAACCAAATCTTTAAGTGGATTAGGTAAAGGTAGATACCTTAAAAGTAGTGACTTAGGTTCACTATATGATGAGTGATAATTTTCGGCAACTTACTTTTTTTTACGAGATATTTTCTTTATACTTTATTATAATCAGAAATGATAAATAAACGACGTATAAAAAAGAAAATTATGTCAGTTAAAACAACGAGTAG